AACGTCGAAAGCAGCGGCGCACCAACAGTGCCGCCAGCCAAGTTCAAGGTACGACCTGGTGTGTCTGATCCTTTGGCTAGTTCAACTGCGCGGTTGTATTCTCCCAATGCGGCAGCGGTGTCCATGCCGATGGAGTTGAGCCACTTGACCTTAGCGCCATAGACCACCATGCGGTGATCGAACAGAATAACGTCGCTGTCCTGAATCAGATCGCTTTGCGGAACGCCCGCACTGCTGGTGCAGTAGGTATTGCTAATGTATTCGTAGTTGAAGTTGAAGGTAGTCGCACCTGGTGTTGGGTACAGGTAAAGCTTGCCGCCATAGTAGCGGTAGCGTTGAAACGGGCTTGCTGCCAGATTGCTTACCTTGATCTGCTCCCATTCAGTAGGGGTTAGGGGGCCTTGCATTTTCCAGCGGTTGTTTTGGTCAAAGAACGTAAAGCTAATGAAGCGTTCTTGATCTGATGGAATGGCGTAGTTGTCAACGCCACTTGTAGTGCTGAAGGTATAGCGCCTTTGCAGAATCTGCCAGTCAAATTCAACCAGTAGGTCTTCACAAACTGATTTGATTACTGCCAGCAGTTTGACCATGTTTTGGTCGGAGGCCGACACAACCGCTTGTGGTGTCGGAAGTCCTATTTGGTTCGTGATCGTCTGTGCGATCTGAAGTAAAGTCTTTTGAGCCATTTTTTGTTGTTCGGCCTCCTTTCGTTATTTATTCACTTGGCTTGGCTTTCTTTGAATCTTTGCTAGCCATTGCTTCCGCCAGCATTGCAGCGAAGCGGTCTTCCATCGCTTTCAGTTCGGCCTTGTGGCGCTGTTCCTGTTCGTCTAGCTGGGCGCGTACTACAGCAGTGGCGTTCTTGTCCTTTGCATCGTCCAAGAATTGCTGCGCCTTGTTCTTAAGCGCATAGAATCCGCGCAAGACGCCGCTTGAGCTATCTGACAGCGTTGCGAGTTGTTCGACAGTACGAACGCCTTGGTGCTTAAGTTCTGCTACTTGGGAAGGTTGCAGGGCGGGCCACATTTCTAGCGGTGTACCAACAACAGCCGCTTCTTTGCCGCGCTTGAACGCTTCATACTCAAGCGGGAATCGCCACTGGTAGAAGTCGGTAACTGGCGTATGAACTACCAGATCGCGGTTGCCTGGAATGTTGATGGTGATGAAGTCCATGTCAACGTACTTTGGAACGCCCCCAGCGAGGTAAGTCTCCTTTTTAGAAAAGACTGGTTCACTGGTGAATGTGACGTTTAGCTTAGTGTCAGGGCCGTAGTCTTCGTGTTGCATAAATCGGCCAGTGCGAGGGTCGCGTACACCTTTGTGTTCGTCGTGTTCAAAACGGTTGCTCAAGCCAAGGTTGGCAATAGCAACGTTCAAGTCTAGGTCGGTGTTATTTTCTTGATTCATTGATGTCTCCTGCCATGTTCGATGTGAGTTACGCTTGTTATTGCGTGTCGTCGAACTGGTGGCAATGCGCAGCGCACTATTGCGACTGCTTACCTATTTACTCGTCCAATGAAAAAGGCTTCCAACTGGAAGCCTTTTTGCACCCAATACGTAGATTACGTGTTGGAGTAGATCCCGCAGAACTGTGGGCCGGACATGGTCAGGTTACCCGCCCATGCCAAGGTCTTAACTGTACTGTCCTGGTTGACTGCTGACTTGTCATCCAGTGCAATCATGTTGCGGCCTTTGTGAGTACGCCACTTCATGTAGTTGGTGTTCAGGAAGTATGCAGTCTGCGCACCGATACCAGAAGCAGAAGCGTCGAAGTAGACTGGAATGCCTTGGAATTCAATGCCAGTGAAGCCCACGTTAGCGGTTTCAGCGCTAGTTACGCGTTGCATGGTTTGCATACCGGTTTGCAGCAAAGCGTAGATAGCTGGTGAGCAAACGATTACGTTTGGACGATCAGTACCACGAGTCATGCTCTGAATGAACAGGTTCCATTGTGAGATCAATGCAGTGCCGGTAGCAGCTACGCCAGCACCATCTACGGATGCTTGGTATTTCTGATTACGCCAGAAGGTTGATGTCGCACGGCTAATGCCACCATAAGTGCCGGTGGTGTTTGCCAATGGAATTGCAGCAGCCAGGCCGGTAATGTTCTTACCGCTGTTGCCAGTGCCATCCAAGTACAGGTGACGGTTCAGCAAGTTTTGCATGGTCGATTCAGCGACTTTAACGCGAGCTTCAACCAAGTCAATCAATGCTTCCTTACCGCTGTTGATCAGGGTTTCGCGACCTGAGAAGGTTACTGGAACCGCATACTGTGCGAATGAATACTGTGCGGCGGAAATTACGTCAGCGGCAGCAGTTGGCAGCGTGTCGTAACCGCTGTAAGAACCGCCATTGCCGTTTTCTGCAAAGGACAAGTTTTCGTTGATGTAGGTACCACCGTCAAAAGTGGCGTTGCCGCCTGCTGCTTTGATAGCGCGCAGAATAGCGTTGTGTTGGGTTACGTTGTCGGCGATGTCTTTCGAGCGAAACTCGATGGTAGTCGCTGCAAGGTCACTAAGGTTTGGGAATGCCATTAATTTTTATCCTTATTGGCTAGCGACCGTTTCTAATCGAGGTCTTTACGCTGCTCCATCGGGTGCCACCGCATCTGTTGGAGTGCTGATAGTTGTGCTGGCTGATTGCGCTGTCAGTGCATTCGTAACAGGTTCCGAACTAGCTTGCGTCGCTGGTCCTTGGTCTGCTGTATCGACTCGCGAGGCATAGTCGACGTGTGCTGCCAATCTTGGATCGACAACTGGCACCTCGACGCCTTGCGCCACGACCTGTGAAAAAAGCGAAACGATCATTTGTACTGTTCTCCTGGCGTGGTTGTTTGCTTCTATTTAGCAAGCCAAGTGTTGAACCCTCAAATGATTGCCAGATCAGTAATCTAATAGTAAGGTCTGCTTTGGAAGTTAAAGCGCTCATGCCCGATAGTTATCAACCATTTGACTAGGCCAGGCTCGGATCATGTTCGAACAAATGAAGGTGGTAGTTGATTTTGTCAGGCCCGTAGTTGCTGGGGCATTGAGGATGAAGTCTGCAAGCGAACGTAAGACTGCGGTTCTTGAGCTTCTAAAGACCTACTTCCTTTTGAAAGATTGTGTCGATGAGGGCGAGAATTTGATAGATGACGCAGGAAACGATCCTGTCGCCAAAATTCAGTCACTCGATAGTCAAGTTGCTATCGAAAGACTAACGCAGTGGAACAGAGTTCTTTTTCGACAAAGTCATCGCTTATACGCGCTTCAAGGCCACTTTTGCGGGCTGGATCATCTAACCGTAATTGATCCCGAGCTTAAGGAAAAGTTGGAAACGGTGATCGGAGATAAGTTGAGTCGCACAGTGACCTTATTCAGCATAGGCGCAGCGTTGTACTTTCGTTTCACCTTTCCCGTTGTGGATGATTCGGTCGAAGCACAGGCAAGGTACGTTGCTCTGATGGCTGGTGAACGCGGGGACAAGATCAACATGCAACGCGTCAAAGTCGAGATTCAAAAGCTACGCCAATCGTTGAACGAATACCAAAGGGTAATTAATCAGGTCCTTCCGAACGAAGAGATTCTGAAACTCTCAGCGCAAGCAAGAATGGAAACCTTGTTTGAATCAGAGTAGAAAAGTCTTTATGAATTTCTTCGTTCCTGGCTGGATGTCTTAGCTACCTGAGTGCTTATCCCAAGAGCGTTCAACTGCTTCACGCAATGACTTTGGGCGTGGTTGCGATTGACCACCGCGGCCACCACTTGCTAACGAAGGCTTTACGCTTTGAACTGGCTTAGCTGCCGGAGTTGTCGGTTGGACCGACACATGTGCAGTCGCTGCTGCACGATCTGCGAGAACCTTTGATACTTCTGGATGCTGTGATGCTGCGAAGTCATAGGCTTTGCGGAACAGTTCAGTGATGCTGTTGCCAGTTACAAAGCCAGCTTCGATTGCCTTTTGCATAGTTGGACGTAAATCTTCCAAGAATTCGTTCTTTGGATCGGCAGCGAAAGCCTCCAATTCGCGAGTAATCTCCGCTTCCTGTCTTGCTGCTTCCCGCGCTTCAAGTTCTTGACGTACCAGTTCTTGAACATTCGGTGCTTGCTGGGCCTGTGCTTGCTGGATCGGGTGACCAGCGGCCAGTTGCGACAGGGTTTGGATGTCTGGTTTGAAATGCGTAATCAAGCTGTGAATGATCTGCGCTTTATCTGCTGGCGAACCGGTGCGAAGCTGATAGTCCAGGTTAAGCAGTTCCTTTGTATGCGCGATCGCGTTTGTGCCATGCTGGCGGAACATAGCTTCGTATGGTGCCGCCACTTCATTGAACTGCTTTACGAGCTTGCGGTCATCTGCAGTCTCTTGCAGTCGTACTTGCATGTCGCGTTCACGGTCGATCCAATACTTCTGCATTTCACGTGGCACCGAACCCCATTTCTCACGAAGTAATGGCGTCATGCTATTAGGTGCGCGAATCGGCTCAAGTTCACGACCTGTAATCGGATCGATTTCCTTGTTGGTTTCTGCCTTTTCTGGCTCTGTTGATTGCGGCGGTGCCTTAGTGGCCTCTTTGTCGCCAGCGGTTCTTTCAAACGCCTTTAGCACGGCATCGCGTAATGTCTTTGGCTCCGACGTTTCAACGGCTTCGGTTACAGGTTCTTGTTCTGCGACTTCGGCAACGTTGGTTGTGGTTCCGTTTTCCAGCTCTTCGCTGTGGTTAATGGAATCTTCCATGATGTTTACCTCTTGTTGTGATGGGTTTATTTACTGTGCTTCTCTACCGCCTTGATTACTGCTTCACGGCGTTTCTTGTTGTCGGCAGCTTCGGCGTTCTTCCTTTGAATCTTTGCCTCTGCTTCCGCTTCACTTGCTGGCATCTTGTTGTTCTCACGTAGATACCGCTTATAGTCCTGGCCTGACTCGATCCAAGTTCCTTTGCCGCCATGCTTCCCGTCTGGCATGTGGAAACCCTTGTGACCTGTGAATGCCATTGCGCTGATTGCTGGCGCAGTCAATCCTTTGATGGTCGGCGCACCGCAACAGACTGGTGTGTCATTGCGGTTGGAAATGCTGCGTATGTAGTCGTATTGCGTATCGCAGCTAGGGCAATGGGCTACGTAGGTCGGCATCAGAAGCCTCCGTTTGGACGGTTGTTCATCAGGTCGATTGCTGCGCCGTGAACATGACTTGCTTGCTGGTGCGCGACATTCGCGGCCAGTTCGCCTTGACGCATGACCAACTGACTTTGACGAATTGCGTTATCGCGTTCTGTCTGCATTTGATCAAGCGCCATCTGCTGTTGTTTAAGCTGAGTCTCAAGCTGCGCGATTTGCATTTTGGTGTTTTCCTGCATTTCCACTGCTTGGTAATCAAGCTGCGCTTTCTGTATGACCGCTTGTGCTTTGATTTGATCAGGAGTTGGTTGTTTCGGAGCATTGCCGCCTTGCTGTTTGGCTTGAACCAGTTGCTGCAATTGGCTATCAATTGCGCCTTCAATAGACTGCGCGCCCTTGAACCCGCCAAATCCAAACTTGAATAGTTCAAGACCTATTGGCGCGGCTTCTGGCACCTGCTGGATAAGCGGTATGAATGCAGTCAACATCTTTGCCGCAGCCTGCACGGCTTCGCTGCGCTCCGACTTTTCGGTGTTCCAGTTAGGGAGTTGCAGGCTATCGACGCTTACGCTTAAGCGGAACTGGTTCAACTGTTCGTCTTTCAGAAGTTGGATAGCAGGGCCAATGAATTGTTGGTCAGCAGGGTTCAGTGGCATTGCGCGCTTGATGATCAATTCAGGCTGGTAGAACTTGCAAATGACGTGGGCTTTTAGGCGCATCAGTTCTTCCACGTATTCGGCCACTGCTTGCTGTCGGGCTGCGAAACGGCCAAACGACTGTTGGCTCTTTGCGGTGGTAGCGGTTGCCGTTTCATAAGGCATGGCTTGGCCGCGCATGATGTCGCTAATGCCTTCAACCTCGTAAATCTGAGCTTTGATTCGTTCAAGCTGTGCATTTGCGATGTTAAATGCGTTCGCAATTTGGTCGAGTGGGGCAAATTGGATGGCGCCAGCTAGGCCACCACGTTCGGTAAAGCTGTTCCAGTCCTTGACCGCAATGCCTTCGTTTTCAGCAACGGTGGTGTACAACTTGCTGATTTCTGGATTCGCGCTGTTGTAGGCGAAACGAACTGCCATTGCTTTGCTAAGCGCGGTGCAGCGCTGGTTCAACTCGTCCAGTTCGTCATACTTACCGCGCACAAGCTGGTAATCGCTGACAGGCATGGCATTAGCGGTATCGAAGCGGCCAAGAGGTGGCATCGGTGTTGGGAAGAAGCCTTCAAAGTCCATCGTATCCTGCTGTACATCAAGCGGGACTTCAATGCTGTCGGTGACCCAAAATACTAGCTGGCGTTCTTTGTCCCAGATTTCGTAGACATCTGCTGTTTCTTCTGTCTGGTTCTTAGGTGCCAGTTTGGCTTTGCTGGCGTCTTGTGCATCTGGCTTGTTGCTGTAGCTGACTTCGCTAAGCATTTCAGCCGGCACTGTATGGCCGAAGCGGTGCTTCATCGCTTCCTTTGTCATTGGGATGCGGCGAGCTACCCAACTGCACATA